CCTTACAATCATCCAAATAGTTTTTCTTACCACCACCCCTAACAGGAAACGCACTTACTACTTTTGCAATAATTGCATCTTGTTGGTTTTTATTATTAGGCGCCATACCATTTCTACTATCATCAAACTTTTTACAAGCATCTTCAATACCACCTAACATAACTTTACAAGCTTCTAATTCTTGATGCACATCTGGTCTATTTTCAAGAAATCCAATTCGACCATGCCTAGAAACATTTGCACCATCAAAAGCATCACCATTACAAATAACAGCTTTAGGCTTTAATTCATCTATAAATTTAATTAAAGCTCTATAAGCAGTTGATGGATTATTATCCCAAAAATGAGCATCGGAAAATACAAGAGCAATTCCATTTTCAATAGGCACATTAACTCTAGCTGAATGTCTTTCAATCATTGGCGTTTCACTATTAGCGGTTAAATCAATCCCATAGCGAGCTTCTAAACTTCTTCTTCGTCTAAAAACTGCGGTAAGATCACAACCAATTGCTAAAGCAATTTTTTTAGGTGATTTTAAATCTTTCCAAAGTTTTAAAAATTCTTCATCTGTTGTTAATTGATTGTGTGGCGTATTTGCTCTTGGCATATATTTTCCTTAAAAAAGGGTTGAGGTACTCCTGACAAGCTCCCTGTAAAATTTTTAAAAAACAGGGCAGTTTCCCTCAAATTAGTTAAAATGGAACGTCTGATTCCATATCGTCAAATCCTGCATTAGCATGACTTGTGCCTGCATTTACACCTACAGTTGGCTTTTCATCTAATGATGCAAAACTTAACCAACCATCAAATCCTATAGGCAATTGTTCAATCAATACGGATTGTTTACCTGATTCATTAACAGTAACAATTCCACATCTTACCCATTTTACCTTTTCTTCACCTAACTTATCAACGTATTGTTTTTTAGCAATTAATCTATGTGTCATTGGCATTTCGTTTTTCCTTTAAATATAAAATAGTTTCAGTAATTTCTTCATCAAACTTTATAACTTCAGATTCCATCATTTTAATATATTCATCATCACGATAAATTCTAACAATAAACATTTGTAAATCTTCATCAATATCTGGATCATAAGAAGCCAAATCGCACCAACTTCTACCAGTACAACAAAGTTGAAATTGTACCTGATTGTTATATTTTGTAGATAATGAATTTCCACCATCTAAAATATAAGCAATATGATTAGCTGGATCAGGGCATTTAATCTCTAAAAGCCCATCCTCACCTACTAATCCGTCTGGACTAGCCCCTGCATTTTTAATGATTGGATGTTGTACAAATGATATTTGACCAACCATTAAATTGTTTTTAACCTCATAGAAAGCCCTAGCAAGCGGTTCTAACAACGATCCTCTTTCCATTGAAAGGCTACTATACCCTTCAATTTTTTTACCTGTTAAACGCTCTCTAATAAGCTCATTACGATACTTGGTTCGAGTAATGGATTCGGCATTACCTTTGCCTTTAGCAAGAACATCAGATAATCGGCTAGCTGTTATTTTCCCAAGCCTTAATTCTAACCATTCCTGACTTCCCTGTTCGATTTGATCCATTTTTTTGTCCTATCTTATAAATTTCAATAAAGCGTTTCAAAAATAATACTTTTATATGGCGCTTTTCATGTTGCACAATATCACTTACCCATACAGGTAGGTTAATACCATAAAAGCTAGTGATTGTCATATCATACCTCTAATACGATATTCAGCTACGATACAGGTTTCCTTAAACTTATTTTTAACACGCTTTTGTTCGGTTTCAATTTCAAAACCTTTTTTGCGTAATTGGTAAACACAATCAGCAAGCCGATAAATACCTAGCTGTGTCCAAGCCTTTAATGGATCAATAGTTTTAGATTTTTTAAAGTGACTAATTAAACGTTCTTGTTGATTCATTTTATGCTCCTTGAATAACTATTTTTTGTTGATCTTTTGCAGATGCCAATGCTTTGGTAAGCACAGGGTCGCCTTTTATATCATTAAATACTGAAGCCCATACCTTTTGTAATTCTTCCATAGAGCCACATGATTCAATTTTTTTAATATAATCTTGTGGATTCATACGAGTAGCTTCACCATCATCATCATCTTGGTATAAACCACAAATGGATGATAAAGAATATCTACGTAAGTAAGTTAATGCCGAGCCATAACCTTGTGGATCATTTTTTTGTAATGGGCAAACTGCGGTATCTTCAATCCATTCGCCTGATGTATGTAATAAACGAGTGGTTAAAGCCAAAGTTCCGCTTGGTGATTCGGTAGGAGTTTGAATAAATGCTATACCATTAATATTTAGTGATTCTTTAATAGCATCTATTACTGAAGCTAAATCGGCATAACGAGATTTAAAATGGGGATTGGTTGAATCTTTTACTGCAAATCTTATCTTGGTTTGTGAATCTACTAATGCTACGGATATTGCTTTTATACTATCTGATGTTTTCATTGTCGTTTCCTTATATTATAAATTTGTTGCAAGTGCATTATATATCAAGCTTTTCAGAGTTGCACAATTCCTCTAAAATAATTTACAGTTTTTTCTAGCCCTGTTTGTAATGATGTAGTTGGTTCCCATTTAAGGATTTCTTTAGCCAAGGTAATATCCGGCTTTCTTTGCTGTGGATCATCAGTAGGCAACGCTCTATAATCAATTTTAAACGGATGTCCGGTTGTCATAGCAACCAAGTCGGCTAATTCCATAATCGTAAATTCAGTAGGATTGCCCAGATTTATTGGTCCAACAATATCGTTATCGGTATTCATCATTTTAATAATGCCATCAACTAGATCATCTACATAACAAAAGCTACGTGTTTGTGTGCCTTCACCATATATAGTAATAAAGTCTTTTTTAAGGGATTGCGTAATAAAGTTACTAACAACTCTGCCATCATTTGGATGCATCTTTGGTCCATAAGTATTAAATATACGAATGATTTTTGTTTTTATTCCATATTGGCGGCAATAATCCACAAATAATGTTTCAGCACATCTTTTGCCTTCATCATAACAAGAACGTGGACCAATAGGATTTACGTTACCCCAATAAGATTCAGTTTGTGGATGCTGAGCTGGATCACCATAAACTTCTGATGTAGATGCCTGAAGTATTTTAGCCCCTGTTTTTTTGGCTAAATTAAGCATATTTATAGAGCCCAATACGCTAGTTTTGATAGTTGCTATTGGATCAAATTGATAATGAATAGGGGATGCTGGACAAGCCATGTTATATATTTCATCCACTTCTAATGAAAATGGATAAGTTATATCGTGATTAATAAATTCAAAATGAGGATGAGACATTAAGTGAGCAATATTTCTTTTATCCCCTGTATATAGATTATCCAAGCAATAAATTTCATTACCTTCTAATAGCAATCTTTCAGATAAATGTGAGCCTAAAAAACCTGCCCCACCTGTAATAAGTATCTTTTTCATTGCATCCCTTTGTAAAAATCTTTTAATGTATCACTCTTAATATCATCAACAGCTTTTAACTTAATTTCATAGGTTTTATTTTCTACGTCATCCCAATTAATATCTTTCCTACGGATTAATTGAGTATCAAATCCACGCCATTGCCCTTTTACATGATGCTGTGGTCTATCAAACCTACGATAAGTGGATACAACTCCCGGCCACATCCTTTCCAAAGAACGAGCCATTTTAAGCCTACCATCGCCTTTATAAAGCACATCCATATTTCCGCCTTTCATGGTCATGGTTGCCGCTTTATCAATTAAAAAGACATTCATAAGAATGGTACACCATCCGCCTGATAATACTTGTAAACATAAATCAGTATCTTCGTTATATCTGCCACGCCATCTATATTCAAGATCATTCTTAATTAATAATGCTGAATATACATGAACGTTTTGATAAAAAGGTGGTCTTTTATCTACTGCAAAAAATGTATAGTTTAAACCAGCAATGCCAATATTTTCATAACGATCCGTAAAATCTTCAGTAGCAACCAAAGCAAAATTAGCATTACAGCGAATACGCTTGCCTTTATGCAATCTACGAACCATAGCAATATTGTCATCAAAAATCCAATGACGTTGAAAACCATTTTCTTTAGCGTGTTCCCAACACCAATTTCTAGCTGGGATAGAACCAAGCCCCAAGTTGCTAAAAGGCAAGACAAGAATACGATCACTTCCAAAATTTTCTGCATATAAATTTTTCTCTTGAGGTTCGACAACTATTTTAAAATCTACACCATCTTGAATAAAGAATTTAGCAGTCAAGCAAGTATTTGCACGACCTTTTGAAATAATATAAACAGGATAGCGGGATTTATTCATATTTTAATGATGATATATCTTCTCTTTCTTTTTGTGGCCACCAAGCAGACCATGAAAGACTAGCTTCTTTACCTGATGGCATATCATACAATTGAGAGAATTGATTTCTATCTTCTGCGTTTCTAAAAGAAAGAATAAGCTTATAAACATCTTTTTTAGGCTCATAGTCTGGCATTCCAACCCATTCGGCGGCTTCATTAATATCTGCAATTTCATTAGCTGGACGAGTAACCATAGATAGATTTGCTAACATCATTGGATCATAACCTGTACCTAATAACTCATCTATATCATAGATTTTAATTTCTTTAAGTATTTCAGAAAGTTCTCTATCATCCACTTCTGCCAATCTACTTATTTCATTATCACCAGTAAGAATTTTATATGCTTGAGTTGAATCAGGCTCAATATCCAATCTAATAACAGGAACTTCAGTCATTCCCATTTTACGACAAGCTTTAATTACGCCATGACCGGCAAGGATTGTGTAATCTTTGGCTACAACTATATTTCTATATAAGCCATGAGTTTTAATGCTGTGGATAATATGTTGAAGTTGATCTTCAGGATGTTCCCTATAATTCTTGGGATGGGGCTTGAGTTTTTCTATTGACGTTTTTTCAGCATCAAGAACTATCATATCTTATCCTTATTTAATTAAATAATATTATTTATTACTTCATCATAAGCCCATTTTGCAAAATTACTTGTCTTATGATTTTCTGCTATAAATCTAGCTATTCCTTCTATTTCATTATCATATACATCTCTAATTCTACCAAGCTTATCATCATTTGAATCATATAATATAGATTTTACTTGGTCTATAATATATTGCTCTTTATAATAATCGGTAAATTTTTTAGATTGGAACATGATATGATCTTCAATTAATTCTTGTAGGGTAGGTTTATCCTCTGCCCAGTCAGTATCAGAATTTACTAAAGTTTGAATATGCATCTTTTCTACTGCAACATTTTGGTCAGACATAACGCCCTCCGTATCTTGTTGATTTGTTGTCATAATATCCTAATTAAAGAATTTGTCAAAGTAATTTGCGTATTTAGCAATAGCATACAAACAAATTGCAAAATATGCGTATGCCGCAATAGCGTAAATAATAGCTTTTTTAGTGTCATTTGTCATTTGCATCTGCCTCCAATGATTCAACTAATCTATCTAAAACTTTTTTCATAGCCATTTCTACATCTTTCTTTTCCATATGCTTTGCAAATTTATCTGCCATTTTTATACATTCATCAGCTTTTTCATCTGATGATGCAGTAATAGCTAAAGACAAAGCAAGTTCAAGCGCTTCTTTATCATTTTTAATAGTCGTCATTGTGATAATCTCCTAGTTTTGTAATATCAACAGTTTCAAAGTCGCTTTCTGAATCTTTAACATCATCACTTAAATTAGTAATAGCAAAATCTATTGCTTTATCTTCATTTTCTGCCGCCACAACCATTGTGTAAGTATTTGTTGAAGTAATTACAACAGCAAATTCATAAAGTTTATTCATTTTCTTCCTCCTGAATAATATTTTGAGCAATTTGATACCAATTAAC